TCAAGTATTTTTTTCTTATATACTATTTTTTTAGTGGTCTTGTAATTGAAATACATCAAGGTACAGCTATCTCTATAAAAGATATCATCCTCATAGAACTGTGCTACATTATAGTAATCATACCAAGACTGACTGTACTTGCTAATTTCCTCTAAGTCAGCAGTCGTTAATGATTGGTCTATCTTTATTAGTTCTGTAAGCGGTAGTGTCTTTATCTCTCCCCAATAGAAACAATCCTTAAAGTGAGGGTCTTCTGTATAGCTATACACAATATTGGCAGGGTCAACATAATCTATCTGAACTCCTGAGCCTTCTAAAAATGTGTGCTTGGCACAAGAGATTCCTAACACAGTTAAATCGTAATCTAATCTTTTACGGATTTCGTTATAGTGATTAGTTTCAAACAAGGTATTTATAGCAACCTCTTCTGCTATCTCTATAGCAGGTTTAAAATTAAGCTGCATATATAAATTAAGCTCTTCATCTGTTTCAGGTAGGTCATCCGGATTCATAATAAAGGGGTCTACTCCTGTCTTCTGCTGTATGGTAGAGAGTACATCCTTAGCGACCATCTGTCCCTCAATCATATCCTGATACTTAGAACGCTTCGCTTGAGACATAGCATCTTGAGCGTAAGCTTTTACATCAAACATTCTGTCATTCATACCATTGACAACAACATCAATAAATTTAGGGATGATAGGAACAGGTGTCCAATCTAAGTTTAGATAACTTAAATCTCCATCAACAGATAACTCGTTCTTATATTTTCCAACGGGCTGCTCTCCCCTTGCGTAAAGACGCAGCCTATAAAAGTCTCGCCATTGATTATAATACCTACATTGATTCCCATCTTTTCTAAACCATTCATACTGAATAGCCTGACCTACCATAAGTCCGAACTCATCTGTCTCTTTTTCTGAATCAGAAACAAACTGACTTGGAAATCCTGTAGATGAAATATTTATTTTTATATCCTTCATCTATCTTATTATTTCGCTAAGTGTACCTTTATTATTATACCTTGCAAAGTTAATCATAATTTTGGACTCTTTTTTCTCAGGTAAATACTGATGCTTTTGGTTAGCCATTATAGCTAATCCTGAGCTAATAGATGCATCAAACTTTGTCCTATTACTTATATCAAACCTTGCCCAATCTTCCAATGTTCTTGTGAACGGCATTTGTCCCATCTCATCTTCATTCTTTAACCCTATATGGTTTTCTATATAAGACTCAATTGCGGATGCGTGAGACTGTTTTACATCCTCAGATGAGTTAGGTATACCCCCCAACTCTTTTTCGGTCTTAGAGAGCTTATTAAAGCGTTTATCAGGGCGATTAATACTATACCCTCTGTATCCTCTATTTTTAAAATGATATAGCAGTCTTGGTTTATTATTCTCCACCAATATTGGCATACCATAAAACACACAAGCCATTAATACTTCCTCAAAAAATATCTCTGCTGTTTGCGGTCTTGCTACATATTCTAAAAAAAACTCGTTACTTGGGGCATCATCCATATTAAATTTGGTCATTCCGTGTAGTGCCCCATTAGATGCACCGCCTCCAACTGTACCTGATATATCATAACTATCACATCCAAACGACCCCAAGTGCTCGTTGGCAGGATACTTTATTCCATTCTTAGTAAACCCCCTATTCTGTAAAGTTTTACTTGGTAGCCAACTAATTAAGAACCTGCCTCTATTATCAGGTCTCCATACTACCTGACCGTCTATATTTCCATCCTTCCAATAAAAAGACCCTTGTGTTAAATGATGCTCCTTAATTAAAGAGTCATTATAATCTATCTGTTGATATATTCTTGTTAAGTTAAATATAGATTGTTTGCTTTCATCTCTAAATGCGTGAGACTCAGAACGAGGAAACTGTCGGTAAAACTCATTTAAAGCATCGGCATCATTTTTTAATGACTCAGCCTCCCCTTCCCAATATTTTATAACACTCTCTATTGGCATTCCATACTCGTCTATATAGCCTTCAAAATTCCATTCCATAGGAATAAATAGATTATATAAACCGCTCTTTGTCTGACCATTTGAATTTCTATTAGAGGGGTGGGAGTCATTGTATAGCTTCTTAAACTCTGAGCCACCCTTGTTAAGTGCATTAGATGTAGAACCCATCATACACTTTCCTATTATCTTGCTCCCCAATCTTAGACAGGTTTTAGTTACCCTCCAATTATTTAATATGTTATTTGGTTTGAGCCATTTCCCACTCTCATCGTGTACTAATAATAATAACTTCTCTCCATCATATGAGTTATCATCTGTATTCTTCCAATCAATTGTTGTGTCAAGACCGTATAACTCTTCATCATTAGTCTCGTGCATATTCCTTTTTGTAATCTTAGATGCAGGTATTCTAAAAGCTAATTCGGTCTTTGGTTTATCCATACCATCCTGTATCGGTTTAAAAAAGAATGGCAGTCTTCCTGAGATAGGAACAACCTTATCTGTAAACATCTTCTTAGCATCACTACCTGTCTTGGAAAGTATACCTACCCTTGAGTCTTTAGCAAGACTACCTGTATTAACACACTCAGAAGACCCCATATAAGAGAATCCTGACCGTCTTATCTTTAGATAAACCATTCCGAAAGACCTTATGTCTGCCCTACACGCTTCCCAATATATATAGAACACCCTGTTAGCCTCTCTAAAATCAGGATACCCAACATCAATAGATGTCCATTGTAGATACATATAATGTGCTCCCGTTATATAAGTAGGAACACCATTGTTCATAAACCAATGGCCGTCCTCTCTTCTATTAAACTCTTCCTCTATGTAATCTACCCATATTCTTTTAAATGTGTTGGGTGTTTCATTCCATTTGAATATAGAATTAATTCTCTGTAATGGCTTTGGTAATTCATTTCGCTTCCACTTATTTGTGTCTCCCTGAAAAGACTTAGGTTTTTTAGGTAGTGCTATAACCAAACTATTAATTACAATTACATCACCAATCTCTCCTGTCTTGGATATAACAACTATATCATACTTCTCATCATAACCGTACTTCCAACTACGATTCCTGTTTTTATTAGTGACTACATTTTTTGGTATATAATCATCTAATACTCTATATAAACTATTTAGACCTTCTTTCTGCAAATCCTTGTTTTGTATCTAATTTAGTTGCCCCATCCTCCTCCATTGCAAGAATGTTTTTTTCTGCCTCTATACGAGAGAGTATATCAAACGCATCAAATATTGCCAACTTCTTGGTAGCAGCAGCATTCTTTAACCTATCGGCAGCCAATTCATCTTCAGGGTCAGGCTTTATTATGTCTTCTTTTGCGACTTTTATTAGCTGCTCTACCGCCCTCATCCCTGCCTGAATAATATTCTTCTTTAAATCTTTTGAGTCCATTCTTTCTTCTGTTCTTATGTTTTAACTTATCTTCTTTAAAACCCCAATCTTCTTTACTCATAGCTTTACTGTTATTTGATGGTCAAACATACGGTATAACTTTTCTCCATCTACCTCAAACTCATATTCACTCTCCGGCTTAAAACAAATCTTATCTCCTTCAGCTATTCCTTGTGAACGAAGATACTTATTAGTATACCTCATTTCTCCCATCAATGGTTCTTCAGTCAACGGTTTATATATATAAGAATCCTCAACAGATATGGGTTTAGTAAAACAATATCTACCGTGAGTATTCCATTTTTCTCCGTCATTATACATATAAAATTGGTCAGGCTCTACAAAGAATAAATCATCCTTAAAGAATCCCATTCCGCTTTTTCTTCTGCCCTTCATATCGTTATAGAACTTAAACACATTATGATGTACCAACAAGATATCTCCTTCCTTCACATCACCATCATACTTTATGGGTGTAGATACTACTTCCGCCAATCTATTAGAGTACCTGTGGTCTTCTTCAGATGTGCTTGTTATAATATCAACCCCTCCTATATTCTTGGTATTATTATACCTACCGCCTTTATATGGCTTTGTTAAAAATAGATAGGGAGACTTCATTAAAAGTTTATATTATATTCTATGGATACAGGCATACCTGTAAATTCTTTCCACAGCAACACCTCATCAGCCGATTCTATCCACACCTTAAAGGTTTGATTAGCATCATCATACCTTATTAGGTGGATGGTATAGTTACCATTAAGGACTTCCTGCCCTATAATGTAGTGCATAGCTCCCGACTTATAATCAGGCCCTACCGCAATTTTTCTTATATCGTGTGCAGAATATTTATACTCAGCACTAACTGATTCGTAAGTGCTAACTGTTTCCATTATCCTTTTCTTGTTTTGTAACCTCTCCGGTTTTTACATTAATAACAGAATCTGCCCCGTATTTCTCTGCTAAATTTTTTTGGGTATCTGTAAATATTTTGGTTATAGCATCTACCTCTTTCAAGATTGCTGCCTTTTGTATTTCTAACTCTCCTAAAGCCATCTTGTATTTGGCGGAGTCTTCATTCATTTGACGAATTAAATCTAATTCATCTTTAGTTAACTTCTTATTCATAATTAAATTTTATTTAAAACAAATATAGTAATTATTTCTTTATCTTCTCAAATGACCTGCCTCCAAAGTATGCACCTATAACTGTTATTAACACTAACTGTAATAGGTCTACCCACTTATCTTGTACTGTGAATCCTATCCACCCCGCATCTATAAAGACAAGCAGTACTGTGGATGTCACTAAAAATATTAAGACCATAGGCCTTACGTTCTTAGACAGCCAAGAATCACTTTTCATATCTGCCTTCCAACGCTGAGTTATACCCTTTTCAAGCTCGACCTCCGAACTAACAATTAAGTCTTTCATCTTAATCTTTAACTCCTCTTTCTCCTCTTTAGTCGTTACAACCTCATCAATTATATTCGCAGCGTTACCAAGAAGACCTCCTATAATCTGTGTTATCCAACTTGCCATATTAAACCGTATTCTTTTGTGGCATCAAAACTTGGACATTCTTTGTCCGAAAAATCCCTATGTCCGTGTATGGATGCCTGTGGAAATATATTTTTTAAAACCTCTAAGAGTAAAAGGATAGACTCCTTCTGTTCTTCTGTTCTGTTATCTTCAGGATTCATATCCTCATCACACCCCCCTGCATAGCATATCCCTATGCTATCAGCGTTATGACCTGAGCAATGTGCTCCTTGTGTCTCTAATGGTCTACCTATCTCTATCTGACCATCTCTTTTTATAAAGTAATGATAGCCAATGCCTGACCAACCTCTTTCTAAATGCCATTCATTTACCATCGCAGCATCTACATACATATTGGGAGGTGTATCAGCACAATGGATTATTATTTCATTTATTTTTCTCATTTGTTTTGGTTATTTTTATCATTAAATAAGCCATAGTTAACAAACCTACCAGAATACCAATAATGCCGTTTGCCACCTCCATTTGTTCTGTGACCGAAATAGACATCAATTTAAAGTTCGCAAATGAAACAATACCTCCGCCCAATGTTGTTAAAACAGTCCTAAGATTTTCCATTATACCCACTCGTTATACCAATGTTTTTCTTCTACTATATATTTGCTCACAGGTAATTCATAGTCACTCACTATATCAACCGCAAAATCTTCATTAAAACTTGCTTCTGTTAATATTTCGCCCTCTTCATCGTATGTCGCTGCAATAGGCACATTACCAACTTCTCTAACTGTTATGCTTCCATCTACAATTTGAGCAGTATAAGTTGAGCCACTTGGATAATTACCATCTTCATCTTTTATAATGAAATCGCCTTTTATACTATCCCACTGTTTTTTGCTTATAAAACTTAATCTATATATCATTTTTTTAAGTTGTTAATGTTACCATTTCTGCATCACTCATATAAGGCAGCACTTCTACTGCTCTTGTTTTGCCGTAGAAATTATCAGCACCTCCTGCGTCTGACAATGTTACTTCGTTAAGTGTATTCGCTGAAAACGTAATTCCACTTGTATCAGTACCTCTTTCCACTCCATCTACCCATAAACTAAAATCATTAACTGCGTAGCGAAATGCTATTTTTGAAAATTCGGTGCTATCAGTTAGTGTATATGTTATTTCTGCTTGTCCACCACTAACTGACAAACGACCCACCACCTGATTGCTCGTTGAATGGTAATAAATAGATGCAAAATTTGAGTAAGTTCCATCGCATATTGTAATCCATCTCCCTGTCCCATCATCACTATTAGCAGCAATCTCTGCGTATAATACACCACTTGTATTATAATCTTTAAAGTCCTGTGCCGTTCCACTACCATTACAAGCATCTGCTACCCTTGAAGTAGTTGAACCCTCTGTTATTGGTAGCATTAACGATGTCGCTGACGCTTGTTCTTCAAGTTGTGCATATGCAATGTAGATTCCACTTGTTCCATCGCCTGTGTAAGTTACAACATTATCTTCTGTGGCAGCATAAAACCAAGCCCTTGCAGTTGTATTATCTTCGGTGTAAGTTACACTACATCTATACCATCCATTTGCTATTGGTGTTATTGTTGCAGTATGTTCAGATGATGTTGTGCCAATAGTACCATTATCTAAATCAAACCAAGTATATTCTGTCGGAGTATGCGACCTAATAGCCATCCAAGTTCTTTCTCCTTTTTTAGCATAAATAGATAAGGTATATACATTACCACTTGTTGTGGATATACTTGCCCTTCTTAAAAAATGGTCGTTATATTCAGTATTCTCAACAAGTTTGTAAGCATCTCTTTCAAAGCCTCCACCACTCCAAGATGTTACTTCTTTGACTTCTAAAGTTGTTATGTCGGTTGTACCAGCACCCGCGTGGTACAAACCTAAACCACCATTAATATATGCTTGAAAGTAAATTGTTTCATCAAATGTTCCATTTATATCACTTCCGTATTGACCACTCGCAACACTATTAGTTAAGCGTAAAGCCGATGTCGTTGTAGTTCCTGCGATTCTTATTTGATAATATGTACCTACTGTTAGATACGATTTATAAACAGAGCCATTTGATGTTGTTGTAAAACTATTGTTATCATCAATTGTTGCAGATAACCAAGCAGTCCATCCACTTGTAAAATCCCATCCACTAAGCAAGTCACTCGCAACAGTCGGTATTTCTTTAGGTGCTTCAAAGCCTCCAACATCCTCAACTAAAAAATCTCTAAAATAGATAATATCATCAGCTGATGAACCTGCACCTACAAAAGTTTCGGCTGCATCTTTAGCGAGTTGCCAACGAATATGTGTACCTGCTGCACTTTGTTCCTCAACCCATAAAATTACTTCAACCCAAAAACCCTCTGTTCCTGTTATATATCCACCTGCAGCAATATATGCTCCCAAGTCAGTCCCATCAATAACTTTCTTGACACTTGATTTTAAATAGTGAAAAACACTACCGCCATTAGTAATTCTCAAATCATTTACGTTAGTATTAGCTGACGGGATATACATTTTCCAACTTATCTTTTGAATAACATTGGTAGTTATCATCCCCGCTTTATAGATATAGTGGGTAGCATTATCAACACTTGCATAAGATTTTAGGACATCATCATAGCTTGTTGCACCATCACTAATCCCATCATTATTTCCGCTTGATGTTACCCTTGTAGAACTAATCCCGTCAACCCCTGCACTAAAATCAGAACTATAAACAGTTGTCTTGTTTGTTTCATCACCAATTATCCCTGCTCCTGATTTAGTCCAATATGGATTCCCAAAGCTCACAGGATATGTTATTAGGTTAGTAGACGCTGGTTCGGTTAACAATGCACCATCTACACTATCAGCAAAATCTATTCTCGCAGTATCTGAAGGAACATCTTCTATATAACCATCCTTATTAACCCTTGTAGTTGTACTTGACCTCGCAAAGTCAAAACTTCTATCAAAGTATTTACCTTCAATAACCCTATAAGCTAAGAGTTCATCTTCCTTAGTAGCCCACTTTCCGTTGCCTAATTTTATTCCCATTATTATCTTATTATAAAGTTATTTGCTGTTGCCAATGCGTTAAATGTGTCATACCCTTCTTCGGTGAGTTTTACCATTTGGTCATCACTCAAATAATCAAATACTGCAAGTGCGTTTGTTTTGCCGTAGAAATCATTATTACCATCCCCTCTATCAAAATTAACAGTTGTCAGGGTTGTTGTAGGGAATATGCTACCACTTACATCAGTTGCTACTTCTATGCCGTCAATCCATAGTGAGAAATCATTTACAGCCCATCTAATTGCGACTTTTGAAAAATCAGTAACGTCAGTTACAGCGCCACTTAGAATACACTGAGAAACACCTATTAACACTACTCTTGCTTGAAAGCCGTTAGATGTAGAGTGGTATTTAATTACAACCTTATTACTATTTGTTCCATCAGACAATGATATTTCTCTATCTGTCCCATCATTACTCAAAGCAGCAATCTCTGCATACAATACACCACTACTATTAACCCCACTAAACAAACTTTGATTACCAGCATTACTAACTTCATCAGCTACTCTACTTGTCGTACTTCCCTCTGATACAGGAAGCATTAGACTACTTGCATAATCGCTTTCTTCAAATTGGGCATAGGCTATGTAAACTCCCGACTCACCGTCTCCCTGATATGAATCACCAACATCACCATCTGACGTGTAAATTCTGAATTGTGTATTATTTGTAGCTGTACACAC